ATTTGGAAACAACAACACGCTCTAAAACCTTTTATCGACCCTAGTAATTTTAAAACCTATGATGAACTTAAAGAGAAACTGAATAGGGTAATTACGGGTGATAGAAACGCTAGTACAGTTGAAAATGTAAGCCTCCCGCCTCAAACCAACGGTACAGCGAAAGCACAAGTTAATGCTCAACCTGAAGCTAGTGATGATGACGATACTTTGTCATATTTTAGTAAATTAGCTGAGGAAGAGTAATCCTTTCTCTCTCTTAACTTAATGCTTAAAGGTCAGGTAGAAATACCTGGCCTTTTTTATTTCCGCATATAAATATTGTTATGGCTTCAATACTAGACCCATTAAAGGATAGACAAGGTGGTATTAAGAAATCTGCTGATTGGTACAGAAAAAACGTACAATCAATAGCAGATACAATTACTGCTAGGAAGTTGATGAATAGTGGTAAATTGATAGGTAGACCAAGCACAGGCCGTTTAAATATGTTTTTTTACGATCCTAAAACAAAAGCTAGATTACCTTACTATGATAGATTTCCACTTGTATTACCATTAGAACCAATTAGAGGTGGTTTTTTAGGTATGAACTTTCACTATCTACCTTATCTTTTAAGATTTAGATTGTTAGAAAGATTACAAAAATTTTCTGATGGTGGTTTTAAGTCAACAACTAAAATGAATGTAAGTTACGACATTGTAAAAGGAATTAATTTGGTAAAACCTACACTTAAAAAATATTTGTATGGTTATGTCAGATCAAATTTTTTAAGAATAGATTTTGATGAGGCAGCTTTAGCTGCTTATTTACCTGTTCAAAGATTTGTAAAAGCAGGTACAAGTAAAGTATGGGCAGATAGTAGAGGTATGATCTAATGGCAATTTTAAGAGGCGGAAAAAGAATTGGTGGTTTTGATGTAAGGATTGGTATACCACGTGACCGATCTTTAGATGACGTACAAGGTGACGCTAGATTAAAACAAAGAGCAGGTGGTAATCCAGATTCTACAATGGGTAGAATACAAGCTTATGTAAACGAGGCAGAGGGTTTTGCTAGAAAGGCAAGATACTACATAGAATTTAATTTACCAAATGGTGTTGGTGAAACTATACAAGGCCAAACTCAAAATGATGTTGTGTACGCAGAATCAATAACAGATGAAAACAGAGGTTTTTCTACAGCGGCCGATTTAAGATCAGTACAATTAGCAAACGCTAGACGTGTTCAGGCATTTTGTTCAGCAGTTGATATGCCTAGTAGAGAAATTGTTACTAAAGAAATTAAGCATAATGGTCCTACTAGAAAAATAGCTTATGACGCTCAGTTTGCTGACATCACAGCAACATTTTATACAGACAAATTTTTAAGAGAAAGAAGTTATTTTGAACTATGGCAAAAAGCTGCTTATAGTACAAGCACATTTAATTTTAATTATTACAACGATTATGTTACACCTATTAACATATTACAATTAGGTAACTATGCTAGTCAAAACGAAAGAGATGATGTAACTTACGCTGTAAAATTATTTGATTGTTATCCAAAAACTATTGGTGCTGTTTCGTATTCACACGATACAAACCAAGTACAAACGTTTACAGTAACGTTTTCATTTAGATATTGGGTCAATTACTTTATTGATGAGGCAGATAATGTTTCATTATTAGGTCAAAAAGAATTTAACGTACCGACAGTTAAATATGGTGGATTGTTTGGTGGTTTATTCAGTAAATTACCGCCTGAATTAAGAAGAGCAGGCCGTGATGTACTTAACGATATAAGAAGACGAGTACCAATTGGACCTATAACTGGTGGAAGAGTATTCCCACCGTTTAGAATACCACCACTAAATATATAAAAATTATATAATAAGGAGATATAATGGCTTTACCAAAGATTGAAACGCCGACATATGAACTGACTTTACCATCACAAGATATTAAGGTCAAATATAGGCCGTTTTTAGTAAAAGAAGAAAAAATATTATTAATGGCTTTAGAATCTCAAAAGAGTGATGAGATTTTTCAAGCAACAAAACAGATAGTTGAATCTTGTACATTTAATAGTTTGAAAGTTGAAGAATTACCAACATTTGATTTAGAATACATCTTTTTACAGATAAGAGCTAAATCAGTAGGTGAAACTACAAAATTTAAAGTGTTATGTCCAGACGATAAAAAAACTTATGCTGATGTTGAAGTTGACTTGACAAAAGTTAATGTTGAAGTTGATGATAAACATACAAACAAATTAGTAGTAGATGAAAAAAGAAATTTAGGTGTTGTACTTAAATATCCAACAATGAATGTATTGAAATCAGGCACTATGGAAAACCCTACGACAGAGCAAATATTTAATGTTCTAACAGAGTGTGTTGACCATATTTACGAGGGCGATAAGATATATCCAGCGAAAGATAGCACACCACAAGAAATAAAAGATTTTTTTGAACAATTATCACAAGAATCTTTTGTTAAAATTAAATCATTTTTTGATACTATGCCACGTTTAAGACACGAGGTAGAGGTAACAAATCCAGTTACCAATGTGAAAAGTAAGGTAGTTTTATCAGGACTAAATGATTTTTTCGAATCAGCCTCGCCCACAATAGCCTAGAGGCCTACTTTGAAACTAATTTTGCTCTGATTCAACATCATAAATATAGCTTGAGTGAACTAGAAAATCTAATGCCTTGGGAAAGAGACGTTTATGTGTCTTTGCTGGCAAATTGGATTAAACAAGAAAACGAGAGAAAAAAAGAGAAAAATAATGGCTGAAGATAAAATAATAGTACCTGCTGATAAACCTGAAATCAGTAAGAAAGTAAAGGTTGATTTAGAGGTAGATACGTCTGTTAAAGATTTAGGTCCAAACCCATACGCAAAAATAATTCATATGGCAAGAGCTGTTGACGCTTGGAGAATATTTCCAAGATTGTTTTTAACAGTTTACATAATATTATTATATAAGTGTGTAATATGGTATATGAACTTGGCTGCTCCTACTATGGAACAAAGTGGGTTAATCAGTATCGTTGTTGGTGCTGGCGCTGCCTGGTTTGGTCTATACACAGGTTCAAGTAAGAAAAGTAAGTAATTAAATGGCTGTATTAGAATCAGATATAAAAGCTCTGTTTAAAACTATAACTAGCGAGACTATGAAAACGGTCAGCGCAGGTCAAAAAACTATCATATCACCTACAACAGTTAGAAATCTAGCAAAAGAGATAACTGAACAGGCAGAGAGTGGTAGTATTTTTAAGTTTGAAGACGCACTACAAAAAACAGAGGCCATAATAGATAAGTTAGGCATAAATTTAGATGATTTTAATAAAGGTTTATCTGATAGAATAAAACAATTAGGTGAACAAAAAGTTAAGGCAGAGGCCGAAGTACAAGAGTTAAGACAAAGTAACATAGCGGCTGAAGTAAAGACTATCAAAGAAGGCAAAGAGTTTAGAATAGAAACTAACATACTTACAAGAAAAGAAATTAAAGAAAGAACTAATTTACTAAATCAACAAATTAAACAAACTGATAAAAGAGAAAAAGAAATTATCAAAGAGAGAGAAAAACTTTTAAAGAAAGATGAACTTACAACAGCAGATAAAGAAAAAATAATTGCTGACGAAAAAGAAATCACACAACGTAGAGCTGCTATAGCAAATGAACAAGGTGTATTAGGCATAGAGGGTAGAACAGCAGACACAGGTGGTGATAGATTAGAAATGCCACCAATGTTGGCTGGTTTTGTTGACGCCTTAAAAACACCATTTACTGCCATAGGTGAGGCAGGTATGCAATTAAAAGATACAGTTACGGGTATTGGTGAGACGTTTATGTTTTTAGGTAAGGGTAGTTTAAGAATAATAGTAAAAGCATTTAGAGCTCTCTCACTTATATTAAAACCAATACCATTGGCAATAGGAGCGGCCATAGGTGCTGCTATATTTTTAATTTACAAGTTTAGAGATAGTATTGGTGATTTTGTTGACGCTGTAAAATCAATACCTGGTAAAATCAAAAACTTTTTTGTTGAAGCTTTTAGAATGGTCAAAAACTTTTTTATTGACGCTATTAATGGTATAATATCTTTAATTAACAAAGTTAAACCAGGAAAAGATATAGAACTTTTACAAAGAGACGAAGGTCCTACTGAACTTGATCCTTTACAGCAACAAAACGAAGAAAAGAAAGAAATGCAGGCCATAATAAAACAGGCCGAAGAAGATCAAGCACAAAAAGAAAAGATAGAAAAAGATTTACAAATACCAGAAAATACATCACCGTTTCCGTTTGCTCCTAATTTAGGTATTGACCAAAGAAAAGACGCTAATTTACAATTCGCTTCTGCTGGTTCATCAAGTAACACAGTAATAAACAATGTAATTGGTCCTAGTCAGCAAAACGTATCTAGTAGCTCTGCTAGTATTAATAATTTAAGTGATTCTGGTAATATTGATAAGACTTTTATTAATTTACAATCTGTACCTGTTTAATAGATACCTAATTCTTTTTCAGTAAATATTTTAAACTCTAAACCATTATCATTACAATAGACATCAGCGGCTTGCCATTTGGCTACATTTTTGATATATTCTAAACTCTCTCTCATAAATGCTTTTGATTTTTTTAATTTAGGCGTAGGTTTTTTAGTTTGAGCAGACGGTTTTATTTCAATCATATATCGCTTGCCTTTTCTGGTTTTTATGATAAAGTCAGGATAATAACGGTGCCTCTTTCTATCAATAGGATTGACATAAGGTATTGATAATTCTTCACTTGCCCAATATGTAATATCTTCATTACGATCACAATACACCATAAACTTACGCTCCCAATTAGAACGATAAACAATTCTATTAGGATCGCCAGCGTATTTCTTTGGATTGGTTGGTCGGTAAATACCTTTGTATGTTGCTCGTTTTCTCATATAAATATTAGTAATATATAGGTAACTAAATGGCATTTACAAGTAAAGTATCAAATATCATAAAAGGCGCAGTTGGTAATATGGTCGGTCAGGCCATAAGTGGCGCTGTAAATAATTTTGTAGCTGGCGGTGCTCAAAAGAAGAAACTGGCTGCTAAACTAATTAACAAGTCACCATTAGAAATACAAAACATTGACCCTAAAGCACATATGACGGTCAATCCGTTTGAATATGGTTTTGTGGCATATCCTGAAGAAACAATGAATTTAGGTGAAGGCCATTTTATAATATTTGACGTGTTAATGCACAACTCATCAAAATTTAAAGACCAAGGCACACACCCTAGTGTTAGAATACAAGATAACATAACAAATTTAGTTGGTGAAAAAGCAATAGCAGAAAAGAAATTATCTAAACTAAAAAGTAAAGGTTTAAACTTTGCTGATAGAGAGATTAAAGTACAATCAGGTTTAAATGAAAAAACACCAACACACACTTTCTTATCAGATAGTATAGTTTTATACACACCAGGCCAAGCACTTAAATTTGGTTATGGTGCTACTTACAATGACGCTTCAACGGGTATAGCAGGTTTACTAGGTGACGCTTTAACAGGTGCCGTAGCTCAAGCAAAACAAGGTAATATAATAGACGCAGCTAAAAGTTTAACATCAGCTGCTAAAGCAGGTGGTGATACAGCAGTCATATTTGCTAGAAGTGCTTTATTTGGAGCGGCTAGTTTGATACCAGGTTTTGAAGGTGCTGAGGCAGCCTTTGATAAGGCAAAAGGTCAGGCAGTAAACCCACAACAAGAGTTAGTATTTCAATCTGTGCCATTTAGAACGTTTAACTTTCCATTTGAATTTGCTCCAAAGAATGAAAAAGAAAAAGACGATATGCATAAGATTATTAACTTGTTTAAATTTCATATGGCGCCTGAATATCAATCAACAAGTAGAGGTTATTTCAATGTACCTAGTGAGTTTCAAATAACTTATATGTACAGAGAAAACATAAACTCATATATTCCAAGAGTTAGCCGTTGTGTGTTAGAAAATATGAGTGTTGACTATGCTCCTGAAGGTGTATTTTCTACATTTAAGGCAGACAGCAGAGGTGCTCCGCCTGTTATGGCTAAAGTTGATTTAGCATTTAAAGAAACAGAAATTATGACTAAAGAAAGAATAGCGGACGGTTTCTAGTATGGCATACTTTTCTAAATTTCCAAAAGGTGTTTACGATATAGCAGGTAACAAACAATACAAACTTGTTACCGATATAATGAGAAGAATTAAAGTAAGATCAAAAATTTTAGATGAGGCCAGTTTATATGATACTTATGATGTACCAAGTGGTGAAAGACCTGAAATGACAGCTTTTAAACACTTTGGTGACACAGAATTACATTGGGTGATATTACTTACAAACAATATAACAGACGCCTATTATGGTTGGCCATTATCAGACCAAGACTTTGAAAAATATGTTACAGACAAATATTCAAATCCTGGTGCTGTTCATCATTATGAAATTACACAATCAAGTGGTAAAACAACAGGCGATGGACCTAACGATTATTCGCACAAAGTAGAAGTAAATAGTACAGAGGCAGGTGCTGAGTCAGTATCTAATTATGAATACGAAAGACGAGAACAAGATAAATTAAGAACAATCAAGTTATTAAATCCACAATTTTTAGGACTATTCATAGAAGAATTTGAACGAAAAATACAAGGCTAGAATATAATGTACGGTGAAATTAATACAGACGAGCTAAAACAAGCCGGCCAATACTCATTATCAGATGTAACGTTGGTGTCATATCAATCAGCAGGTGGCACAAGTAATCCAAAAAGAATATCAATTAGAAGTCTAGTTACAGAAATAAACATCTATGAAAGTATAGATAGCAAATGCCTATCAGGTAACGTAGTTGTAACAGACGCACAAAATATACCAAATCACCTACCACTTACAGGTTTAGAACGAATAGAATTTAAACTGTTTACACCAGGCACAAGTCGTGCCTTTGATTTTACACCTGAAACAGGCCACCCTATGTACGTCTATAAAATATCAGATAGATTTGGTTTAAATCCTAGAACACAAGGTTACATATTACATTTTACAAGTAGAGAAATGTTAACAAATGAACAAGTAAGAGTTAATAGACCATTTACAAATTCAATTGATAGTATGGTTTTGTCTATTGTAAGAGAAGACCTAAAATCTAAAAAACCACTTATCGTAGAAGAAACAAAAGGTGTTAGAAAATATGCCTCTACAAGAATAAGACCGTTTGAATTTATTGATGAACTATCAAAAGAGGCAGAAAGTTTAAAATACAATAACGCAGGTATGGCCTTCTTTGAAAGCGCCATTGGTTTTTCATTTAAATCATATGAATCTATGCTGGCTGTATCAGGTGTATCAGCAAGACCAGTTGTCGCCAAGTTTTTAAGTGTGCCAGCAAACGTAAGAGATGAACGAGGTAATAGAAACATTATTAGAGATATGCAAATTGTAGAGTCGTTTACGGTAAATAGTCAGTTTGATACACTTAAAAATTTAAGAAACGGTGTCTATAACAGCCGAGTTGTATCACACGATTTGTACAACAAAACCTTTACAGAGACAGATTTTGATTACTTAACAGAGTTTGAAAAGAACTTCCATACTGAACACGATGGAAAAGGCAACAAAGTAGATGACAAGGTAATATTACCAGCGGCCAATTATGACCAAGGTTTAACATTATCAGACAATCCAGAGGGTACACTATATTTTGTATCAACAACAGAAAATGTACATACTGATTACGAACAGGCACCACAAGAAAAAATATTAGGCAAAAGACTATCACAAAGACTATCATTTGAGACAATGACATTAAGTTTAAACTGCCACGGATTTACTGGCCTGTCTGTCGGAGAACTCATCTCCTTTGAAATGCCAGCATATGAACCATCTGGTATGGACAACCCATTAGACATTGATCCTTATATGTCAGGTCGTTATCTAGTTAAATCAATACGTCACCAAGTAAACACAAACGCCGATAAACATAGAATGGTCGTAGATTGTATAAAAGACAGCGTTATGAGGCCGTATCCAATAGAAACAACAGATACATTTACAAATAGAGAAAATTTAGAAAACAATATAAACGTATTACAGGATCAGTTAGATGAACAAGTCTTACAGGATTTGGGAGGTAATAAGATATTAAAATAGGCTGAGAGAATCCGTCGAGTCCGGCGCTTCCGGCATATGAAAGGAAAATATGATAGAATTAATTTTACTCATAATAGCCATAGGTATGATAGTAATGGCCGGCCTTAATTGGGCAATGATACAGGCCATTATAACAGAAAATATGAATGAAATAGAGAAATTAAATGCTGAGAAAACAAAGAGAGAACGACCTCAACAAAACAGAGACAAACAATGAAAAATATGATAGAAAAGATCAAAACCTCATATAATAACACTCTAGCGGCCTTTCAGGACTATATAATAGAACTAAAACTATTAAGGTTTTACAAGGGTAACCGAGAGGTAATG